TCACGCCGGCTCCGTCACCGCGCGGAATTTCAGTTGTGCGTGCACCGTTTCGCCGTCGCTGTCGCGGGTGCTCTGGCTTTCCAGCCAGCGCAGGTCGATCAGCGTCTGGCCGCTGAGCGCAAGCTCGGCGCCGTTCAGCGTGTCGATCACCGCTTGCGCCGCCAGCCGCGTCTCGCGCCGGCCTTGCGCGCGCGACCAGATGTGGATGGTGAGCGCGTGGCTCGAGCCGGGTTCGGTCGCCGTCGACCAGTCGCTTTCCGTGTCGTCGCCGATGACGATGTAGGGATAGGCCACGCCGCGCGGCACCGCGTCGAACACGCGCGGCGGATCGCCGACGGCGTCCTTGACCGCGTCGCTCGCCGCCAGCGTGGCGAAGACGGCCTGCTGCAAGGCCCAGCTCGCGGCACTCATGAGGGATCTCCCGGCAGTTCTTCGCAGAGCAGCGTCAGCGCGGCGGCGCGCGGGCCGTCGTCGAGCACGGCATGAATGCGAAAGAGGCGCGAACCGACCTGGACGCGCTGGCCGGCGGCGACGTCGCTGCGCCGGCGCAACGTGATGCGATGGCGCACGCGCGACTGCAGATGATCGGCGCCGACCGTATCCGTCGCGGACAGCGGCTCGAGCGCGATCCAGACGCTGGCGAAGGCGTCCCAGGATTGACTGAACCCGCCGCCACCGTCCGGCGTGAGCGTGCTGGCGAGCAGCGCGGCGCGCTGGGTGAGGGTCGAGAGCATGAATGGTGTCCTGATCCTCCCCCGCTGCGCGGGGGGGGTGTCGAGCGAAGCGAGACGGAGGGGGTCCGTGCGGGGCAGTCGCCCCCTCCACCATCGCTTCGCGATGGTCCCCCTCCCCCACAACAGCGGGGGAGGATCACTAGAATTTCAAAACCCGAAACGGCGCGAGCAGCGCCAGGCAGTCGGGCGGCAGTTCGGCGGGCGCCTCGCCGCGATTCTCGTAAAGGAACGCGATGAGTTCCAGAATCGCCGCCTTCAGCAGCGGCGGCACATCGTCGGCCGCATCGCCATAGCCGGCGGTGAAGCCGACCGCGATGGCGTTGACGCCGCGCAAATTGGTCGGCGGCGGCACGCCGAGCTTGAGCGCCAGACGCGCCGGCGCGGACGCCGTGTCGACGGTGTAGAGGGACGACGACATCACGGCGGCGCTGTCGTCGCGGGCATAGGTCGTGACGGCGGTCACGGCCTGCAGCGGCGGCAGTGGAATTTCGATGTTGCCGTCGGCCGGCCAGCCATCCAGATGCAGTGTCCAGCCTTGCGTGACGAGCGCGCGGCCGGTGTGCCATTCGGCGCGGGCGCGCGCCGCCGCGACCAGCGCCGCGATCAGCGCGTCGTCGTCGGAGGTGTCGACCTTGAGATGCGCCTTGGCCTGGGCGAGCGTGACCGGCTCGATAGCGGGCGGGGTGTTGAGCGTGAGGGGCATGGGAGACCTGGCGAATAGCGAGTAGCGAGTAGCGAGTAGCAAGTAGGGTGGCGAACGGCGAAGGGTTTTCCCTATTCGCCATTCGCCATTCGCTACTCGCTAGCTTGCGGAGAACTTCATCAGCTTGATCGCTTCGAAGTTCTGCACGCCGCCGCCGACGCGCTTGGTGGTGTAGAACAAGACGTAAGGCTTCGCCGAATAGGGATCGCGCAGCGTGCGGATGCCGATACGGTCGACCACCAGATAGCCGCGGGCGAAATCGCCGAAGGCGATGGAATAGCTGCCCGAGGCGACGTCCGGCATGTCCTCCGCCTCCGCCACCGGATAGCCGAGCAGCGTCGGCGGCTGGCCGGCGGCGACGCCGGGCTGCCAGATGTAGTTGCCGGTGCTGTCCTTGAACTTGCGGATGACGCTTTCGGTCTTGCGGTTCATCACCCAGGTGCCGTTGGCGCGATAGGCCTGTTTGGGCGCGTAGGCGAGGCTGACCAGCGCGTCCGTCGGATTGGACGACGCGAAGGCGCCGTCGGCGCCGGACGCGATGTAGCCGAGCTTGGTCCAGGCCCAGCTCGCATCGGCGACGATGGTCTCCGACAAGAAACCCTTGGGCTGCGTCGTGCCGTTGCCGCCGACGAAGGCGGCGCCTTCCTGTTCGGCGAACACGATCTGCACTTCGGAAGCGAGCCATTGCTCGATGTCCACCGCGCTGTCGTCGAGCAGCGTCGCGGTGGCGGCGGGCATGGCGTAGAGCTCCATCGCCGGGAAATCGATCACGGCGAGCGTCGGCGTGTCGGTCTGCGGGCGGCTCGCGGTCTCCGCCACCCAGCCGGTGGCCGGGCCGGTCGTGGCGATGGGCTTGCGGTACACATTGCCGCCGATCTGGCGGACCGTGGCGATGGACCGGATCGGCGAGGCCTTGGCCAGGATGTCGTCGATCGTGGTCTCGATCTCCAGCGGCACGGTGTAGCCGCCATCGGCATTGGAGCCGGCGGAGAAGGCGGCGGTCTTGAGCTCCAGCGCGTCGAGGCCGGCGGTGTCGCCCTTCCTGACATAGCGGTCGAAGGCCTGCTTGCGCTCGATCGCGCCGCGGTCGTCCCGCGCCTTGCGTTCGCCGGAAAGCGCGGGGCGCGCCGCCTCCAGCGTCAGCGTGTCGAGGGCGCGCTTCTGTTCGTCGAGCGCCTTGTTGATGCGGTCGACCTTCTCTTCCGTCACGACGTCGGCGGAACGGCGTTCGAGCGCGGCCAGGCGCTCGTCATTGGCGCCCTTGAACTGTTCGAAGGCGCGCAGGAAATCGTCGAACGCGTCTTTGATCTCGGGGCTTGCGGCTTTGGTTTCGTAGTCCATGTGGTTCTCCGTTGGAAAAAAAGGGCGAATAGCGAATGGCGAGTAGCGAATAGGGAAAGGCTCGCCCGCTATTCGCTATTCGCTACTCGCTATTCGCTCTGTTGCGGCACGAAGGCGTTCGGCCAGTGCGTGCTTCTTCCCGATCCCCGTCACCTCGCTTCCGCTCAGCAGCGGGAAGGTGACGATCGAGATTTCCCACAGCTCGACTTCGAGCAGGGTGCGGGTGCCGGCGGCGACGTCGCGCTTGGCGCGCAGCGTGCGGAAACCGATGGAGAGGCCGTTCAGCGCGCCCTGCGCGACGAGCGAGGCGACCTCGCGGGCGCGCTCGACCTCTTCGTTGAGCTGGCCGCGCACATACAGGCCCTTGGCGTCCTCGCGGATGACCTGCCACACGCCGATCGGCTCATGCGCGAAGTGCTGATAGAGCATGCGCACCCGGTCCGGCGGTCGGCGGCGCAGCGAGCGGGCGAACGCCCCGGGGGCGACGATGTCGCCCGCGCCGTCGGCCACCGAAAAGAGCGAGGCATAGCCTTCGAACTCATAGCGGCCGAGCGCTTCGATGAGCGCGGGCGTGTTCCTGTGCGCGAGGCGGGGCCTCACGTGATGGATGAGTGTCATGGGTGGTCCTTCGGACGCGAATAGCGAGTAGCGAATAGCGAGTAGGGTAAATCCACCGCCCTATTCGCTATTCGCTACTCCCTACTCGCCTTGTCCAACTTGGTCTCGATCCTGGCCGTCGCGGCGCGGATCTCGGCGATCTGTTCTTCGAGCACCGCGACGCGCTCGATGGCGCCCTGGTCGCGGGCGAGCGTGCGTTCCAGATCGGCGATGCGCTCGGCGGCGGAACCCGCCCAGAACAGCGCGCCGGCCGTCTGCAACAAAAACGCCGCCACGAGGGCGGCGGGGACTTTCTTCTCCAGCGCCAGCGGCGCGAAGGTTTCGGCGAGGGTCATGTTGTTTCCTGGCGAATAGCGAATGGCGAGTAGCGAATAGGGACGGCCCGCTCGCTATTCGCCACTCGCCACTCGCTTGTCTATCGGTCCATATCCCGCCGCAGCGCGTTTTTCGTCCTCGGTCAGGAATGTCGCGGCGTTGAGGCGGTCCCAGACGCTTTCGCGGTCGATGGCGAGCGCATCGACGCTGTCGGGATCGTAGCCGATGCGCAGGCTCTCGCCGAAGCGCGGGCCGAGCCAGCGCGTCAGCGACGCGGCGGTGCGTGCCACCAGCGGCAGGATCGTCTGGCGCCACAAGGACAGGTTCGCCTCGCGGTAGTTCGCGAAGGTGTTGTCGCCCGGAATTCCGAGCAGCATGGGCGGCACGCCGAAGGCCAGCGCGATCTCGCGCGCCGCGGCATCGCGGCTCTGCGCGAAATCCATGTCGGCCGGCGTGTAGCTCATGCTTTTCCAGTCGAGGCCGCCCTCGAGCACCATCGGCCGCCCCGCATTGCCGGCGCCCTGATAGGCGTCTTCCAGTTCGCGCTTGAGCCGCGCGAACTGGTCGTCGGTCAGGCCCGGCGCGCCGTCGGGGCCGCGATAGACCAGCGCGCCGGAGGGCCTGGCCGCATTGTCGAGCAGCGCCTTGGTCCATTGCGCGCCGGCATTGTGCACCTCGATCGCGGTGGCGGCGGCCTCGATCGGCGAGAGGCCGTAATAGTCGTCGAGCGGATGAAACAGCGTGGTGTGCAGCACGGGCAAAAATCCCGTGGCGCCGTCGCGCGCGATGCGCGTGGTCTTGCCGTCGACCGTGTAGTCGTAAGCCCCGGGCCAGCCGCGCGGGCCGGGCACCACCGCGACACGATCGGGCCGCAGCAGATAGAGCGCGCGCACCTGGCCGGCGGCGCTCGCCGCTTCGAGATAGGCGTTGCCGGCGCATTGCAGGAAGGCATACCAGCGCGCGAAGAAGCTGGCGCCGTCTTCTTCCGGATTGGGATGGGTCAGCAGCGCCAGCAACGGATGATCGTTGAGCTCGGCGGCGCCGTCATAGAGCAGGAACGGCACCGAGGCGGCGCCCTCGGCGATCAGCCGCACGCAGCGATAGACCACGGCGTTGGCGAGCATGCCTTCGCGGGCCAGACTCGCGTAATTGCGCGGGCACCAGCGTGCCGGACCGCCGAGCGAGAGCGCGATGAGCGGCGCGGATTTGCGTTCCGGCGCGGCGCGTCGGTTGAGGAATGAGAACATGCGTTATGACCTTCCTAACCTCTCCCGCTTGCGGGAGAGGTCGGCGAGCAAAGCGAGCCGGGTGAGGGGCCGTCACAAGCGGCGTTCCCCTCACCTAGCAAAATCCAAGCACTTGGCTTCGCTACGCGCTTCGCCAAGTGCAGGATTTTGCGTCCTCTCCCGCAAGCGGGAGAGGTAATTTTCAAAGCGTCCTGACTTTCGGTTTGATCTTCGGCGTCATCGGAAAGAGCTGCGCCAGGGCCCAGACGAGCGCGTCCATGCGGTCGGGGCTGTCGCCGCTGCCGTCGTATTGGCACATCTGATCCTCGAGCTCGGCGAAGGCGCCGACGTGGTGCACGCGGCCCTGCTCGTAAAGCGCGGCATAGGGCATGGCGCGCACGGTCTTGCCGCGTGTCGCATGCACCAGTTTCACGGGAAGATCGGGCATCTGTTCGGTCAGCACGGCCTTGACCATGTCGCCGCCTTGATTGGCTTCGGCGACGACGAGATCGGCGCCGTATTGCGCGAAGGCGTCGGCGACGCGCGCCGACCATTGGCCGGGCGTCAGACCGTCGGACGACAGATCGGCGAGCACGAAGGCCTCGTCATTCTGCTTTCCCGCGACGACGATGCCGCAGGCGTCGCCGCGCGCGCTCGCGGGCGGATCGACCGCGACGACGATCTGTTCGAGCGCCGGCACCGCGCGGACGCGCGCGGTCTCGATCCAGGCGCGGTGCCACAGCGCGGCGTCGTTGTCCTCGATGATCTCGGCGTCGAGCTCCTGGCGGCCGAGCCGCGAGCCGCCATAGCGGCGCTCCATGGTGTCGAGAAAACCCGGCGCCAGATTGCCGGCATTGTCGGCGGTGCGGCCGCGCGTCAGCACGACGTCGGGCGCGGCCAGCAGATTCTTGAGCGCCGCGATGTTGCGCGGCGTGGTGGTGATCGCCATGCGCGGATCGGCGCCGATGCGAAGGCTCATCAAGGCCATGTCGAGCATTCCTTGGGGATCCGGCCATTTCGCGAATTCGTCGGCCCAGATCGTATCGAATTGGTGGCCGCGGATGCCGTCCGGCTCGTCGGCGCTGAGCACGGTGGCGATCGCGCCATTGGGCCAGCTCACGCGGCGCAGGGAGGGCGCGAAGCTCGCGCCGGCGCTGACCGCCTTGAGACCGCTGACGCCCTCGATCATGACCGCCCGCGCGTCGTGGAAGGTGGCACCGATGAGACCGATGTGGCGCATGGCGCCTTCGCCAACGCCTTGCGCGATCCATTCGGCGCCGCTACGCGTCTTTCCGGCGCCGCGTCCGCCGAGGAACAGCCAGATTCGCCAGGCGCCTTGCGGCGCGAGCTGTTCATCGCGCGCATAGCGGAGCCAGTCGCGGAGGAGGAAGTCGACGTCTTCATCACTGAGCCTTTCCAGAAACGCCTTGCGCCGCTCCGGGCTCAGGCGTTTCAGCGAGCTGTTGCGCAAGCTTTGCACGGGCGGCGCTGGGCTTGCGGGCGGATTTGGTGGCACGCAGCGAGGCACGTTCCATCTCCATTTTCGTGAGGTGTTCGAGATCGGTCCGCAGCCGCGTGAGCGTGCGGGCGTTCTTCTCGCGCTTGTCGGGATCGTCGGCGATCATGTCGTTGTGATCCTTCTTGTCGGATTCCTGCGTGCTCGTCTTCTCGAGGCGCAGCATCTGCCGATTCAGTTCTTCGAAGAGTCGTTTCACCATGTCGTCCATCCATCCTTGCGGAATGTCCTCGGCAATCACGCCGATCCAATGTTTGGGATGCGAACGCGCATATGCGCGGCGCTCCGTTTCAGGGTCCGTTTCCATTTGCTTACACGTGTGGGGATATGGGGGATTTGGTGGCTAGACCGACTCGGTTCAAGAGGGGCGCGAAAATTTTTTTGAAGCGGAGTTATCGACGCGGCGATAATCCGTACACGGCGGATGGGCTGGAAAAATTTTCGCGCCCGCGTCGATAAGCGGGTTTTGTGCGATGCGGCGAACGATATTATCTTTCACGAAAATAAATTTTGCGGCGGCGCGAAGAGACCAAAACGACAAGCGACCGATATCCGGTGCAACAGCGGCGCAGACATCTCACCGACTTGACCGCGAGGCAGCGTTGTGTATGAATACACAACGTCGGAGGCCGGGATGACCAGACGCGGCGTGATGACGCCCAGGGACATCGTTCGGCGCCTGCGCGAAAGCGGCTGGATCGAGAAGCGGCGCGGTCCGGGCGATCACGTCCAGTTCGTCCACCCGACGCGGCCGGGAAAGGTGACGGCGGACATGGGCGTCCGGGACATCCCGATCGGGACGCTGCGCAGCATCTTCCGCCAGGCCGGCTGGGAGTGGTGA